GGAATATCTTCAGAAAATTCACCAGCCCCAAATGTTTTGACTATTGTAATCCATTGTTGGTGGTGTTTTTGCACTTCGATAAGCCAATCCATAATTTCAAAGATAAAAAACCCTTACAAATTATGCAAGGGCTTCTTAATTAATCAATAAAACAAATATGAATTTTCAAATATAATCTTTTTTTTTAAAAAGGAAGATCATCTGTTTTGCTTTCTTGTATTTCTTCTTTCATTGGTTGCCAAGTATCAACACTAATTGAAACGTCTTTTCCATATTGGTCTGGGGTGTCTTTAATATTTATATTTAATCTTATAAATTTATTCCCCTGGAATTCCTCAATGTAGTCTTTTAACTTACTTGGGTTTATTGTAGCTTTTAACCAGCCTTCATTCATTTTTTTACCACTACCTACGTAGATTGTTTTTTCTTTTTCCATTTTTATTTTGTTAAATTATTATTTTCTGCATATTTTTTTTTGCCAAATTCAATAAGTAGATTTCTAACCTTTTTACCAAATTTTGTATCGTTTCTGTATAACATAGATATACCAATTATTTCTTTAAATATTGAAATTATTTCTTCGGTTGTTATTTCGTTTTTATCTTTCATAACTTTTCAATTATCTTTATTGTGTTTTCTTTAATTTCGGCTATTTCTTTTGATCCTATCCAATTAACAAACTCATAAGCTTCAATTAAAATTGTATATTCTTTTTCCATGATCCTATCAAAGAATGTAATATATAAATCATTTCTTTTTTTATCGAATTGATAAGAATGAACTTCAGGGTATTCAATAAAGATTTCTGTTTCTTCTTTTGGATTATCAGGCATTTTGTATTTCTTTAATGGTTAATAATTCATTTAACTTATCATAATACTTTCTGCATTCAATTATTCTTTCTATAATTTTATCAATTACATTTTGATCGTATTCAACTTGAAAAGTTTTAATTCTTAGTTCGTTATCAATATTGTCAAAGTTATGATTGTTTTCGATCTGTTTTCTTACTCCTGGAATTTCATCAATTGCATTAAGTTGATAATGTTCACGCCTTATTTCATCTTCTACAATGTGAGAAGGGGTGTTTAAAAGGCAATAACAAAGTATAGAATTCTTTTTACCTGTTAACATCATGTAACCCATTAATTGATAATAATAATCTTTGTTTGGAATATTATCACTAAAAAAATTATCAAAATATGTAAAAGCACTCCAACTTGCTTTTATATCTAAAAGAGTATCAGTTGTATTTACATCTGGTGTTCCGGTTATATAATCATTTTCAAAATTTTCATGGTTTTTATATAGAAAATCTGTTTCTAAAACTTCATTGCATAATGCAATTCCTTCAAGTTCTACTTCATTTCCCTTATCAATAAATTTTGATTTAATCTTTTTATACTTGCCAAATTTTTGTTCAATAATTAATTCTTTCAAATAACCCTTTGTTGTGTTTGACAATGTTTCTTTTTTAGATCTTGGATTGGTCATTATTTTGCCAATCTGTGAGCATCTTATTTTTAGCATGATGTTAGTTGTTTAGTTTGTTCACTATTTAATTTAAATGTTTTTAGCAATTGTTCTTTGGTATAACTACCTTCTTTAATACTTTGTATTGCTCTTTGAAATTGTATATCTGTTAAAGAACCTTTTTTAAACTTATAGTTTGGTTTATTGTTTTGATTGTTAATAGCATTAATAACTTCTTCAGCACTTGCCACACTACCAGCATCAATACCAATACCAAAATTTGCTAAAGCCCTTCCCCAAGCTGATGTTTCACAATTCTCAACATAAGAGGTTTTGTTTATATAGTTACTTCCTTTTTCTTCTTCAGCCAGACCAGTTGCAATTATTCTATTTTTTTCATCTGATATAATTGCTTTGATAAGAATTGAATCTTCAGTTTTTTCAATCACTTCGCTAACTAAAGAATAGTTAGGGTAATGATCCCGGAAATAAATTAGACGTTCATCAACTGTAACATAGGGCTTTCCCTTTATGTTTACAGTTTTTAAATTTACTTTTGTTCTTTGATTTGTTTTTGCAGTTTGTTCTTCTGCTTGTTTTAAGGCAATTACCTTCTCAGTTGTTTTGCTCATATACTTGTTTTTATTGTTTATAATTGTTCAAAGTTAATCATTATTTTCTATTTCTTTGCATTTTTTCTTGTATTCTTTTATTATTTCTTTAAGTTCTTCTTTGTCGTGCTTGTGAACTCCTTTGCTTTGCTTCTCTAATTTTTCAAAAGCTTCACTGCCTATTCTGTTTAATAATTCTTTGTGATAGTTATACAAGTTGCCATGTTCATACTGATTGCAGTAAACACACTGTGCGTGTATATTCAAAGGGTTTAAACGAACCGAACCATGACCACCAGCAGAAAAAAAGTGACCAGCGTCATACTTGCCAACTAAAGGTACACCACAACTCACACAACCTTTATCTTTGTCACGTAGTCTTACAAATCTGTTTACCCATTTTTGGGCTTCTTTCAAATAATCGCTTGTTGTTTTAAGTTCTTCTTTCAACCTTCTTTTTTTCTTTTTCCATTGTACTGCTTTTGCTTTCTTGATCCATTCTTCTACACATTCTTTTTTATCAGTACAATACTTTTGGTTAAAGTGTAGTGCTTCAAACTTTTCTTTGCATTTTTTACAACGTGGCATTTTCTAAAAGGTTTTTATTTGTTTTTTTTAATTCGTTTACTTCTGTTTGTAACTCTAAAAGCATAATATTGTTTCTGTACAAGTCACCACTTAAAGACATACATTTTAAATCTAACCTATTAAAAACAAGTAAAGCTTCACCAAGTTCTATTAAACTATCACGTTGGTTTTCTATAAGTTCTTTTTTGTGTGGTGTTTTCTTTTCCAGGTCTTCAAGTGCTAACTTTGCCCTATGGTACACTTTGTTTAATCCTACTTTAGCTTGTATTACTTCTATCATTATATTCGTGTTTTTATAGTCCACAATAACCACTATCACAATCATTAAAGTCATCAAAATTTAATTCTGCTTGTGGTTTAAAATTTATTATTTGTTTATATGTAACGTCTTTTCTAAATGTATTTGGTTTATTTTCTTCTTCTATTTTAGAAAACCATTCTATTTTATTTGCGTGTTCTTGGTACATTTTATTTAAAAATAATGGTGACCTATGAAAACAACCGACACAATTATTATAATAACCTTTTGGAAAATTAATAATATTTTTATTTTCATTCCAAAATTTATAAATAGCTTTATTATCAATATTATTTTCAATTAAAGGAAAACTTGGTTTACGCCATTCTACTAAACCCCATTTATTACGATTGTTTTTTTTACCAACTATTATTTTTATTTCTTCATTTCCTTTTTTATTTAATTTTTCTAACATATTTTTTTGTCTACGTTCTTCGCCTTTTCTAAAACCAATACGCATATCACAAACTTCATTTATATTTTGTTTCCAATAATCAAATATTGGGTACATTTTTAAATGTGTAGTACAATATCTTACCATTTGGTTTGGTAAATAAAATTTTCCGTTTTTACCTTTATTATTTGCACCACCTCTTATAATGTCTTCAAAAGGTTTGCCAGTTATCCAATCAATATTAATTTTTTCTGAAAGTTGTAACATAATTTTAATTATGTCATCTTGTTCAGTAGTTCCTACAAATTCACAACCAAGTAAATCACTTACAATTTGTCTAACTTTTTTGTCTGGATATTTACAACTTAAATCATTAGTTCTTACTAAACTAAAAACATTATAATCTGAAGGATAATTTATAGCTATATAACTTGAAGACTTACCACCACTTAAACTATTTACTGTTTTCATTATATTCGTGTTTGTGTTGTTTGTAGTCTATATTTTTTTAAGTTGTCTACACCTTGCATTGTAAACCCTAAACCATTGTTGTAAGAAAATAATAAAGGTTCGTTTAAATTTGTTAGTTGTCCACCAGTTTCTTTATCTTTTATTTTTTCAACCGTTATCATAGTTTCAAATTTCATAGTTGGGTGTGCTACTAAACGGTGTATAGTTATCATATTATCTGTTCTGTTTAGAAAACTTTTACCACCTTCAATCGAAGCTTTTAATGGTGCTTTTAAGTGTCCAGCCCATTCGTGATTTTCTGCATATAAATTACCAGCACGACCACTTTCACTATTTGGGTGTGAT